TGACCTTCTTCTTCTTGGCCGCACCGCCCTTCTTGTAGCCGCGCATCGGCATACCGCTGTCCATCATGCCGCCGTCCATCATGCCCATGGCCATCGCCTTGTGCTGATTGACGTCGCCGCCCATGGCCAGCATCGGGACCTTGCCGGTCTTCTTGCTGGGCTTAGAGAGCATCTTGTTCTTCGGGCCAGTGCTTATTGCGCCACCACCGCGAGAAGCGGCACCCATTCCACGACCTGCCATTTTAATACCCTCGCATCGCGCGACCGCGCGAATCAGTGCTTTTGCTCTTCATGGCACGGCCTTTCTTATTAGCCGCACCACCCTTTTTCATCTTGCCGACGCCGTCGGCAGCAAAGGCCGGGACTTTTTTCCCGCCCTTCATCACCATCTTTAATTTACCGGGCATTGTCATTTACTCCTTAAGGATTAACACTTCCATCGTCGACGAGCCTGCCTGATCCTGCTGTCAGGATCCTTGGCCGCCTCTGGATACATCTTCATCTGACCGGCGGAACGCGCACAAAACGACTTGCGTCGTTTGGCCCGGGCAGTACCCGGATTGCTTTCCGTCACAGCCGTCTGAAGCTTACTGCCGGGATTGGCACGGCGATACGCAGCCACGCCCTGACGGGTCATGCCCGCACCCTGTTTCGTAGGGCGAAAGTTGCCGCTTTTGACCGATGTGGCAATGCCCATGCCTTTGCGAACGGCACCGCCGCCACGAAAAGCCATGCCCATGCCGTTACGCCTCATTACGCAGGCGCTCCGCCTACAAAAAGCACGGTGACGCTAAGGACTTCAGCCGAAGACAGCGTGGCATGCACGCCGTCTTCGGCCAAAATACCATTGTCCGGGATAGCGAAGACATAGGCGCCAGCAGCCGCCGGCGTCTTGATTTCCATCACCGTCGTACCACCCGATCCGCCCGTTTTCAGGGTGATCGCAGCAGCCGTACCCGTGCAGGTGTAGTAAACCCCTGCAATACGCGTACGACCATTGACCATGGTACCCGTAGCACTGATTGTTTTAGCTTTAATGTCACTTGCAAAGCTCATGTTACAGTCTCGCTCTGTGCTGATTGCTGCACTTTACTCAACCAGTATCGGCACTCTTGGATGGCACCAGCGATTGCATTTAGATTTGCTTCCATCTGAATTCGCTGGGCATCCAAGGCCAATAACCGTTCGTTTAAATCATGTTCAATCATACTTGTGAGCTATACAACGGAATGTAACGAATATTTCCGTTGACTAGAACACGGAGAGAACCCGTTTGTGCGCCACCCGGAGCTACTGTGGTAAACAACACACTACCGCTTGCGCCTGAACTTACGTTCTTGCCCGTGGTGCCTACCTCAAAAAGATTCAGCACACCAAGGCTATTTTGCGCCTGATCACCAAAAGCGATAAAGGCAGTTGGACGAGAGGCTCTTGAGCCAACGAAAGAAGTAAAGTCAAAAGCTGCACCATAGCAGCCACCGACGTTCGTGCTTGCCCCAACGTCAACCACGCCGTACACCGCGGCATTCATTCCTGTGATGACGGTTGTTGCTGCTGAACCCAACGAAGTTTGGGCGTAGCAACCAAAGACCGTTCCGCCAGAAACTCCAGCAGTGCGGCTGTTTACTGCACCCACCAAAGCGGCAACGGTGCCCGTCCAAGTAGACGCGGGACGAACGGTAAAGTCGGTAAGATTGTAGGATCCCGTTGATAAATCAGCGGAATTTAAGGTGTCGTCAGAGCTGAATCCAGCATTAGAAACGACCGGCCCAGAAAAAGTAGTAGTCGCCATTAAATTGTCCTCACATGCGAGTTAGGTACGGCTGTCTGCATGTCGTCAGCCGGGTCTGTCAGACGTACCCGAATTACCCCGGAATCAGTTAACTATAAGCCAGCAAATCCAATAAAAAAAGGGGGTCTTTCGACCCCCCTCTTTTTGCCGCTGTTAGGCAGCGCCCGGGCAACCGAACAAGCCTCTCGGATCCGAAAATCCAAAGCTGTATAGTTCGCGAGCCTTGTACCGCACGTTGCCGGTATCGAAGTCACCCTCGAAACCAGTCTTAATAGCCACACGCTGAAACATCTTCATGCCGTTCGGGGCGTCGGTCTTGATAAACCAAGCGTCCGGGTCGGTCAGGAAGTGGTTCACGGTGTAGCCCTGCGGCACCATGCCCATGTTCTTCACGGCGTTAATGTCGTTATCCGCAGTGCCGACACGGAGGGTCGACTTGAGGATACGATCAGCCGTAAACATGAGTTCCTTCGGGATGATGAGCTTCAAGCCCTGAACAGCGATCTTCAGGCCACGCTCATCGGTGAACTTGGCGATGTCGATCAGAGCCTGCTCAAGGGAAGTTTCGCTCAGGTCCGCCGCAACGGCCAGCTCGTTAGCGAGATCCGGGCCCGACAGGGTCGGGTGATCCGTCGCGCAAAGCGGCTTGCCGTCACCACCAGTCGCAGTCGTGAATGCGTTGTTCAACACAGCCGCGGCCTTGATCTGCTTGGTCTGAGCCATTGAACGAGCTAGCGCCTTGGTGTAACGCCCAGCAAGTCGGTCGTAGAGGTTGTCCTCAACAGCTTCCTCGGTGAGCGAAAACGCCAGAGCGATCGTTTCGTGGGTGTAGCGAGCAGTGTAGACTTCTTGCGCCTGGTCGTACGCGACGCCAGAGCCTTCGTTCTTCACCGGAGCCTCGGCAAAGCCGGACTCCATTACCTCTTCCTCGAACGCACGATCCGAGCTCTCGACCGAGTAAATCTCGGCATGCTCGTTTTCGTAGTTCTTGTACTCGAGGCCGAACAGGGCGTTCAAGCCCGGCTCAAGCTCCTTAACAAGTTGTGCACGTGAAATTGCCATATCTTTATGTCCCTATGAATCAGGTTACGGCTTTGACGCCGGCGCTGCCATACAGGTGCTCGTTGATTTTCACAACGACCACAGCAAAGTCCCCAAGAGCGTTGCCCGGAACATTCCAGAGGCCAACAATCTTCAGGTTCAGTGCCGCTGTATCTGCGATGGTGGACGAATCCAGTTCCATCGTAGAAACACCCGTGGTGGTGCTTCCGCCCGTCCCAACGACATCGGCGTTCTTGCCGATATCGGCCTGAACGATGTCCTCATCCGCTTGGACGATGAACAACTGGCTCGGATCGTCGATCACATCAGCAACAATCTTGCCTTCGGTGATGTTGACGCTACCGGGATAGAAGTTCTTGAAGGTGGGCTTGCCCGACGTTGGGTCGATATAAAAGCAGCCGTTAAGCACCCCAAGCGCCGCAGCGTGCGTGCCCGGAAGGAACTTAACGACAGAGCCACCGACGATCGTTACCAGGTCGCCCTGGAAGATCGCGCCACTCTGGTTGTCATCAATCTCGTAACCGTACTGCTTCTGGGAACCAGTCGCAGACAGATTGCCGAGAGGACGAAAACCAAAGGCTTTGTCTACATTTGCCATTTGATTATCCTCAGAAAAAAGTTATTCACTAGCCTTTTTAAGGCCGCCAAATGAAACGCGAGACCTGCGGGCTGGTCGCTCAATGAGCATGCTTGAATGAGCGTTGCTTTTCAAGAGCTCGTTGTCCGCGGCCTGCATTTGATCGTTCGCTCTCTTGGTGTAATGCGCATTGCGCTCTTCAACCGTCTCTTCCGGGATACGTGCTAACAGTAGGCCTCCCACGCTGATTACACCAGCGTGTTTTCCTTCGTCCATCGTTGATGCTGGGTAGTCGGGGTACTCATCCGCCCGAACCAGTTCGTACCCCTCACGGAGACGACCTGCAATGTTCGAGCGGTCTTCTACCCCACCTGCCGAAGCCCGAAGCCAACGATGTCTGTATCCCATAGGAGCTGGTGGCGCATCAAGCCGGGAAGGAGGTGCCCACGGACGGCGTCGCGCGGTCTTCACACGAGATTCGGTCTCGCGAGAAGCGCGGTTTAAAGAAGGCAATTTGACGTCCGACATGTGTTACTCCTTCACGTACTTGGCGTATTCCTCAAGAGGAACGCCTAGTTTTTTAGCAATTGCCACCTGACTTGGAGTCAGTCTGACAGTGCGGCGTGCGCTGTTGTTGATCCCGGAGGATCGATAGGCAGGTGCAACCGTTTGCACGTTACGGCTCCTGCTCTGCGTGGTAGACCCATTGTCCCCAAACTTCTGGGGAAAAGCGTCTCGGACACGTTTGTCAAGCTCATCATAGTACTCATCCGAGCTGGGGTCAAATCCCTCAGCTTGGATCAACTGGCGGTGGATACCCCAGGCGGCATGGGTCATGACATTGTCCCGGCCATACCACTTGTTCTTCTCCGCCCACTCCTCCACCCGCGGGTCCACCTGCTGCGGCGGGGCGGGCTGCTGGGCTTGGTAAGCCGCCTGCTGGGCCACCTGCTGCTGCTGCTGTATGTAGGCCTGACGATGGGCCGTGGCCGAGTCTATCTGCCCCTGCTCCATGGTCAGGGTGGTCAGCCGCTGCTGGGCCTCCGTCTCCGTGTCAATATCGCCCTCTTCCCGGGCCTTGCGGATAATCTGCTTAAGAGCCACCGCCTGTGTCTCGGTCCGGCTCTTAGCTTCAATCAACCGCTCCTCGTCCGAGCGAACATACTGCTGCTCAAGCTCCTGCGCGCGCGCCTGCGCTTGCTTGGCGTACTCCAAGGCAGTCTGCTCACGGCGCTGGGTCTCGCGAAGCCGGGCCGTCAGCTTGTTGATGCGCTTCTGCACCCCCTCGCTGTACTGGTCCAACTCCTCTTCCTTGCGAGCCTGCCGTGGCTCCTCGTCTGTCACCAGAGGCAGTCTTGGGGTCTCCTCCTCGATAGGTACCTGAACGGTTGCGGGCTGTTCGCCCTCGCCGACGTTAAACTCTAATTGTTCGTTCATCTCGGATCTCCTTACCACATGTGAAGGACGTCTTCGGGATCGGCAACGATCCCCAAGACCTCATCGTCGTTAATCAAACGAATCTCACCGCCATCGATTGGGATCCTCGCGCCGGCATAGCGGCCGAAGATGATCCAATCGCCCTCCTTGCACCACGGGCCGGTCGGGAACTTGACCTCATCGCCATAAGCGACAGGCCCAACCTTGAGGACATAGCCACACACCGTCGAAACCTGCTGCTTGCGCTGGGTCTCTTCGGCCAAGGCAATGCCACCCTTGGTCTTCTCCGCGCCCCGGTAGGGCAGGATCGCAATGCGCCACCCGGTAGGGGTGGGGATGCGGTTGAGTACCACCTCATGGAGCTTTTCGGGCTTCAGCCCTTCAGGCGTGTACGCATCTTCCAGTGACGGAACACGCGCTGAGGCCTCTTCTGCCCACTTCTTTTCTAAAGCCGTGGACTCTTTCACTATCACACTCATGCTGGTTCTCCTTTAGATTGAAAAGCCGTCGTCATCCGTTCGGGACTTCAGTAGCCGCTTTACGGAATCCTCAACCAGCTTCAATCCTTCAAGGCGACCCATCATGAAGCGATATCGCTCCATGTCGGCGATCGTTCCATTTAGGACGATTTGTTCCGAGCTTTCTTTAAGAGATCTAATCTCACGAAGCACTGCTTCTGCAAATTCAAGCATGGTTGGTTTCCATGAAAAGGCAGCCGGTTTTGCGCACCGGCCGAAGCGCTTATCGACTTAGTAAATCTTGACTGGGCGATTACCGTCCTTCTTCTTGACCGTGCGCACAGCACCCATGACGCCGCCGGCCTTCGTGCCACGCGACTTACCGGCCTTCGCATACGAAATCGCTGCCGCCTGCTTTACAGCATCGGACCTGCTCTTCGGCTTGCTCGTGCCAATGCGTCCCTTTTCCCCGTAGGTGCCAACGAGCTCGCCAATGTTGCGGCTGATCGTTTTCTGGCTTGATCCCTTTTTAAGTGGCATTTCGCCCTCCTCGTTGTGCTTGAAGCTGTAGCCTCGCCTGGTCAATCTGCATCGTCTGTTGAGCCTTCTGCGTCTCAAGCTGCAACTTCGCCTGATCCAACTGCATCTTGGCCTGGTCGGCCGCGGCGCGCTGGTCAAGCTCCTGCTTCTTGAGGGCTACCAACGGGTCCTCCCCGCCACCAGCCGCCTCGCCAGAAAGCTGCCCCTGCAAGTTCTTAAGTTCCTGCAAGTAGGTGGCGATCTTGATCGCGACCATGCCTTCCTTCTGGATCGGCGACACCAGTCGGTCGGGATCGGTGCCGTACGACTTGAAAAGGTCTGCCTCAACATCCTCTTCGGCCTTAATACGAACATGCTCGAAAATGTGCTGTTGAAGCTCCATCCCCGACGTCGGAACAGACTGAAGAATGGGTGACATCCCCATGATCAAGTGCGCGACGATATGCGCATCGTGCTGCTGGCCCGGGAAAGCCTTGAGTTTCATCCCGTTCAGCACAGAAGAGTTCTCGGACGCCGGATCACGGGGCATCTGATTGTTCTGTGCTATCAAGATGCCGTCGATGTCGCGGATATTCAGCGCGGAATACACACGGTAGTACGCTTCGTACATGTTGTGCATCTGCGGAGCGCTCTGCGCCATCTGCAACTGCATCTGCGCAAGCTGAATGCGTTGCGCGGAGCTGAAAATGTTCGGGTCAGCAACCGGCAGCACCGAAACGATCTTGTCGAAGTCCGTGCGCTTAACCTTGCGGCTCGCACCAGGCACATCGTACGGGTACTCATCCTCGAGATACTGGCCAAAGCCCTCAAAGAGCAGCCGGAACTCAAGCGACTGGGCGTAATGCAGGCGCTTGTGGATCGCCGACATCATCATCGACCCGCGCTCGAGCAACGCAAGCGTCGTGCCAACCTGCGCGTACTGATTTCCGTCGCCAACCTGCATGTTGGCCGTGCT